TACATTAAAGAATTGATTGTCACTCTTTCCATTATAAGAGAGTGTAAGAATATTATTGTCAATATCTGTTGTGATAAGACTTCCACTTTCTGCAAATCCTACAGTTGAATCTACATCAATGATTGTTGATCCAACAGATACTGAGTTTAGTATTTTTGTCTTACTATTTGGTCTATAGTCACTAAAGATGGATCCTCTAACATCAATATCTCTCTGGTAACCAAAATCTACACTAACTTGATAATACTGTTTATCGTTATATCTAACAGGTCTAACATTACTTACAGATCCTCTTGCACCAGTAGAATCTTGGAAGAGTGTTCTATTTTTTAGATCTAATGGATCACCCTGAATTGTTTCTACAACATAATCTTTTGTTACTTTATAATTTGCATTCGATGGTCTAATCAAAAAATCACTTGGTTTTATGACTTCTACATCTTCACCATAAAGAGCACGGAAAAGAATTTCAAAGGATTGATCTGTTCCCTTTGAACTATAGAAACTATCTGCATTGAAAATGAAATTTCTTTGATCCAATCCAGAATAGAGAGTTCTCTCGCTAAAACCAGGAATAAATTGTCCCTTAAGTTTTTTGAAAAACTCCTGAAGAAAAAGTATGTTGAGATTATAAATTGACGCACCACTAGTGTGTTCATCCACTTCAGAGGTGGAAAATACCAACTCATCTGGTGTATTTGATCCAGTGTATGATGTGACTGCACTGAACCCCCTTATACACCCCTCAAAGGTAGTATCTGTCTTATATTCATAGTAGATTATCTCATCATCAATTTTAATGAGACCATCTCTATCAGGGAATCCAACTGTAAAGTTTCCAGCTGCTCCAGTAGATATGCTGGTATCTATGTAAGATACATCTGCAGCAAGCGTCGTTGAATTCTTAAGGTTGAATAACTCATCAACCTTTACATACTTGTCTATGTTTTGAATAAGATCATATGTTCCACTTTGATATTCTTGTGAAACATAATACTGCTCTAAAAACTCAACAAGGAGAGGAAAGTCATCTCTTACAAAGTCAGGGATCTGACTTGCAACGATGTCCTGGAACTTGACTCTATCTACTGCCATTCTTTATTATCTAGTGAGAGATCCGTTTGAATAACTGGAGGTTACTTGGTAGTTACTACCTGATGAATCATTGCCAGAAGCAATGTTGTCAGCAATCATATCTACTGTAGTGTTATTAATATCTAGCTGCAAATAAAGATCCTGTAATCCAATAACATCATTAGAATATGGAGTTGAAGATATCTCAATAAGTGGGACACTTCTTGTCACTTTAGTTGAAATTACATTGATTGGATTGAGTCTAATTTCACCCTTTACATAATCAATTGTGCCAATGGATCTCTTTACCACTACTGGTTCAGTTGGAGAATTCAGTTTGAATAAAAAGATTGTGCCAGTTCTTAAATCAGAATTTGGCAAATCACCAAGATAAACAATATCATTAATACCACTTACAGTAAAACCAGATGATTTGATGTTGAAACCAGATTCATTATCTACATGGAACCTGTTACCAAAACAAATTTCATACTCTGCAAAATTATTCAGAACAGGAGACAAGTCTCTTCTGATACTAACTGTTGTGATATCAGAAGTGACAGATTCATGACTATCATCAACAATCTTCAGGAACTTACTGTATTTAAACTTAGCACCAAACTTATTTAACTCAGTTGAATTGGCATAGTTTGTGATGTTGTCTCTGATCAGAGTCCTCACATAATTTGAGGAAGGAGCAAGGTTTGTATTATAATATGCCTTTGTATTTGTCTCAATATACAGGTACTTCAAGTCAACAATTTCAGAAACAATACCTGCAACAGAATATCTCTTAAGTGAATTTGTAATATTTTCTTTAATACTATCTGGGAGATATACTCCATTGTAAGGTTTGATGCTGATGAATACCTTTCCATATGCAGGAGGATTTAAATCTTCACCACCAAATACAGAAACTGAACTTGTTTCTGGATAGATTGTAGGAATCAATGCTTCATAATCTGATGCAGTAACTGCTCTATTTTGAGAAGCATAGATTTGAGTAGAATATTTCTTGATAGAATCTACAGACTCAATTAATTTTCCTCCAAATGATGGAGAAATAGTGGTTATGAGTGAAATACCACTGGTAACTGGAGTACCATTATTATCTAAAATTCTGCCAGTGAATTTGAAACTAGTAAGATTATTTGCTTCTTCGCCACTAGTTACTACATAACTAACTTCCACATAGTTTGGTTCCTGAAGTTTTTGTCCAAAAACACCATCTCCAAACAAAACTTCATATCTTTCATTAGCAATTTCCTGAAGGAAATATACTGGTGTTGTTGATGTAACATCAAACAAACTATCTGCTCTTCTAAACTTTCTCTGAACAGTTGATGTTTGTGAGTCCCTTACAATGACAGTGAGAAGTGATGTATCAATTCCCGGGTTATTGAGCGTAAATCTTTGATTTGGGTTTCTTGAACTTACTGTAAATGGTTGAGTAATATATGTGCCTTCGTACACATCAATATCATTGAAATATGCTATTCCAGTGGAGTCAACTGGAACAGTGATATCTGATGGGATTGTAAAATTATAACTACTATTTGTTATATTGCCTCTGTTTGTTGTACTTACAACAAGACCTGCCTTTAATGTAAGTGTAACTGCAGTAGTATTAGATACATCAACAGAAAAGGAAACAGTTGCAGTAGATGCCTTTCTGGATCTAGGAACATATCCAATATTTCTTGCAAGAGAGACTACATTCTCTCTGAGTGTAGCGCTATCAAGGAACACCTCATTAGATACCATATTGGCATTGTATGAGGTGATGTATGTGTTATATGCTAACACATCTATAATTGTTGAAAGGTTGGACCCTTCAAAATCATAATCAGTAAAGTTTGAATTCGCCCTTAGGTAATCCTTAATGGACGTCTTTATCTGATCAAAGTCTAAGTTGCTAAAATTTACTAAAGGCATTTACCTAGTGGGTTGCAATGCGAATGTTAATTCTTGTCCAGGAACATCTATTCCTACAATGTAATATTGGATTGTTACATCCATAGAACCTTCATCATAATTAGGTGCTACTAATACTTCAATCAATTCAACTCTTGGTTCAAAATTTCTAACTGTATTAACTATTTCATCACGAATTACAGTAGCAGTAAGTTTATCAATATTCTCAAAAAGAAGACCATTTACCCTAGATCCAAGAGCAGGGTTAAATGGTCTCTCACCTTTTTGTGTCAGAATAAGATTACGAATAGAACGTGCTATAGCATTTTCATTTGTGATAGCGATCAGATCGTCATTCAGGGGATTGACCTGAAATGAGGCACTAATATCCTTGAATCCTTTACTGATCCTCTCAACTGGCACTTTGTTACAAGAATACTCACATTATTTATTACACTAAAATTCAGTTAGAGGAATTGGTTCTGTACCATATTCCCAGTCATCATAATCTTCATCATTACGAATCTTTTCATGCAAATCTCTTTGAATTTTAAAATCATGCTTCTTTGGTGTCAATTCATCATTAGCAATTTCACGAAGCATCTTACCAGAAGGATTTGTATCATAGTCTGTAATTAAATTCTTTGTTCCCCATCTCTCATACATGTAGTTGGGGTCCCTATCTGGATTTGGGTTCATTGCCATCTGTCTTCTCCTATGAAGGTTGAACAGAACTTTTATAAAGGCGGTTGCTATCGCCTATAAAATCCAAAAACCAAGTCTATGATAATCTCTATCTTTAATATATTTGTATTTACTCAAGTCTTCATCAATAAACTCTTCATGATCCCATACTGGAATAGCAACACTATTTCCATATCTAAAATCAGGATTTCTACGAAAATGCACTTCTATTAATTTACCATCTATAAATTCACAATTGATCCATTCATAATCACCAATTAATTCATGAAGTATTTCTGGAAAGATTATATCACGTTCTACCTTATACCACTTAGACCATTTATGAAATGGATCATATTCCTTACGTTCGCCCTTTACTATTAATTCAGGAACTCCATAATGAAAGTCTACTGATAGATGTTCACCTTCAAATATTTCACACCAAAACTCACCAGGATGTAAATGTTCAGTATCTTTTTCTAAGTACTCTATACGAGTAAACCGCCCCATACCCATAAAGTTTTGAGATGGTCTGATAATATAAAAGTCAGGTCTAGGAACTTCCAGTCCAGCAGGACCACAAGTATAACCTAAAACCTGACTTAAATGTAGTTTATTATAAACCCACAGATCTTTGGAATTAATTGAATTCCACTCTTCAGATACTGTGAGATGATACATGATTATTTTCCTTGACCACGATATCTTTTCTTTTTACCATTACGAGATGTAGCACTCAGTAATGTACGTGAAGAACGCCCTTGACGAGTTTTCTTTGGTGCGCCTGGTTCAAAAATAGTTTTGTTAGATCCGCCTTTTGCCATAGTTTTCTCCTAATTAAATTACACGCATTTTTTCATGACCAACACGAATACGAGGATCACACCAGATATCGTATCCAGCTTCAATTGCATCAAGACAGAATGAAACATCTTCACCACACATGTCTTGTACTGCACCAGATTCAAAGACTTGCATCTTAGGTGCAAACCAAGGATACTTCATCTTCTCATTTTCAAATACACCATTCTTGATCATTACCCAACCAAATCCAGTGTAATCAACAGTAAATGGTTTAGTACGCTTACTAATGCCATCTACCATTTCATGATTCATCACACCACCATTATTACGGAAATCATCTTCATCTAACCAATGTGCAACTGATGTAGTACGACCATCTTCTGTACTATACCATCCAGCAACAATTTCTTTCTCCTCACCTTCTTCATTGATAGCAAGGTCACAAAGTTGCCAGAACTTCTCTGTAGTAAAAACAATATCACTATCAATCCATAATTGATAATCATAATTCAGTTTACCATCCCAAGGAATTTGATCAGGACCCCTTAATACATTAGCACCAAGACACTTACAACGTGCAAAGTTCACCATTGAACTATAGTCTTGACTGATCTGAATACTCATTCCATTCTGTACCATATCAAAGCACAATTGGACAAAGTTCTTCAGAAACGTAAAGGAGCATCCGCGACCTGGTAAACAAAATACAATACTCTTACCTTTCATTCGCTCCTTGATGGCATCATAATCCCAATCTTCCTTTTTTTGTGTCTTGGGAGTTGCCGCCTTCACAGTAAATCCTTTTGCCATTCTTTGAAATTACTCCATTTCAATTTTCATTATACCTGTCTATGTATTGTAAGTCAATAACTGCTTGAACATACTTCTTCCTTCTTTGGGAGATTTACTGCAGTGTATGATAGATCTTCTTTGTTATATCCATTATTAAGAAGATCTATCATATTACAGAGCATATCCCAGTGCTCTTGAAAACTTTCCTCACTCAGAGAATGATATAAACACTTATCCTTTAAGTATATGTGATATATCTTGTTGTCAACCTT